AGTCAGAGCTAAAGATCACCATAAAGAACGGCTTTAACAACGAGTCCACGATCTACGTTGGCGGCGCAGACCTCCCAGACAACTACCGTGGCATGTACTTTGATGGCGTAGTGCTCGACGAAGTGGGCCACATACGCCCAAGCGCATGGTATTCAGTCCTACGCCCTGCGCTTTCAGACAGAAGGGGCTGGGCAATCTTCGCCGGTACACCAAGCGGCAAGAACTTCTTCTGGCAAATGCGCGAAGAGGCGCGATTAAATCCTGACACGCACATGATGATGGAGTTGCCCGCATCAAAGACGGACATTCTGCACCCAGACGAACTGCGTGACGCCCGCGCTCAAATGACGGAAGAGACATACCTTACGGAATACGAAATATCATTCGACGCTGCCATCCCTGGCGCGTATTACGCAAAGCAAATCGGGCAGGCCTACGAAGACAAACGCGTAAGCAGCTTCCCCACAGACCAAGAGTTTACGACAGACCTGGTTGCCGACCTTGGTTTTACGGATAGTTGCTCATGGTGGGGCTGGCAAACAACGCCAGACGGCTACAAGATCACTGACTTCTACGAAAACGACAACCAGCCCATCCAACATTACATCGACTGGGTTAAATCACGCCCTTACAAGGTTGGCACTGTATGGCTGCCACATGACGCCAAGGCAAAGAGCCTACAGACTGGCAAAAGCATCATCGAGCAGTTCCTAAAAGCTGGCATAACCCCGCGAATAGTCACGGAATTGTCGCTGCAAGACGGCATCGAGTCAGCCCGCCTGATTCTGCCCAAGTGCTACTTTGATGAAACCGGCACTTATGACGGCATCGAACACCTCCGCGCCTACATGCGCGAGTGGGACGAACGCACTCAGACTTACCGTAGCCGCCCAAAGCACGACCAGCACAGCCACGCTTCGGATGCGTTCAGATACTTAGCCATTGCCGCCCAGCCGGTTGCTAAACAGGCACCAACGGGCGTAAAAAAGATAAAGTTGGCAATCGAAGGCGCAAACTACACGTTTGCCCTTGACGATATTTGGGACTGTCAGAACACTCATGGCGGGCGGTTAGGCTAATGGAAAATCAAAACAAGATTGAGTCAAACAGCGACTTTGCCAACACGCCCGCCGGCATGGCGCAGCGTTGGGATACCGAGATCACGGCATCCAAGAAAGAACTAAAGAAGTGGCACGACGATGCCATCAAGATTACGCGCAGATACCTGGACCGGCGCGATGACTTTGGTCGCGACGAAAGCCGCGTAAACCTATTCTGGTCAAGCATGAAGGTTTTGCTCAGCCTGCTCTACGCCCGCCCACCAAAAGCATCAGTGGCGCGATCATTCTTAGACGCTGAAGACGACCAGGCCCGCGTTGCCGGCGTTATCATGCAGCGATTACTCAACAGATCGTTCGACGACAACATTTCCAACTGGGATTCATCAATCAGGCAGGGCATCGAGGACTGGCTGATCGTCGGCATGGGGCAATGCTGGCTTAGATACGAGGTCGAAACACAACAAGAGCCCATGCCCCCGACAATCGACCCCATGACCGGCATGGAAGTAGACACGGGCGAGACGTTTGAGCGCATTACCAACGAAGACGCGCCGCTCGATTACATCTATTGGCAGGATTTCTTTTATTCGCCGGCTAGAACGTGGGATGAAGTCAGATGGGTAGCGCGGCGCGTAGCCATGACCCGCGACCAGCTTATTGCCCGCTTTGGCGAGGAGATCGGCAAGACCGTCGCGCTGGGTACGCAGTCTGGCACCTCAGATATGCGCCTAAACAACGAAGCGCCTAAGTACGATCCCTGGTCTAAGGCTGAAGTCTTTGAGATTTGGGATAAGACCAGCAAAATGGTCTACTGGATGGCAAAAGGCTCTGATGTCATCCTCGACTATAAGGAAGACCCGCTGCAATTGGACGGGTTCTTCCCATGTCCTAAGCCTCTCGCGGCAAATCTTACCTCGAGCAACTTCCTGCCGCGCCCCGACTACATTTTCGCGCAGGATCAGTTCAATGAGCTTGATGAGATCAACACCCGCATCACCTGGCTGACCCGCGCAGCCAAGGTCGTGGGCGTTTACGACAGGAACGCCGAGGGCATCCAGCGTATGTTCTCACAAGCCGCAGAGAACCAGCTTATTCCGGTGGACAACTGGGCCATGTTCTCAGAGGCCGGCGGCGTCAAGGGCAAGGTGGATTGGGTGCCGATCGAGCAAGTGGTCAACGCCATCGATCATCTGCGCCAATACCGCGCCGACAAAACGCAGCAGATTTACGAAGTGCTTGGCATTTCCGACATCATGCGCGGCTCAAGCAAGGCGTCAGAAACCGCCACCGCGCAGCAGATCAAAGCGCAGTTTGGCTCAACCCGCATCCAGCTAAACCAGTTCTACATTGCCGAGTGGATCACGGGCTTGCTTCGTATTAAGGCTGAGATCATCTCAAAGCATTTCCAGCCAGACACCATTGCCACGCGATCAAACATCATGCGTACTGCTGACGCGCAGTATGCCGAGCAAGCCATCCAGCTTATCAAAGACGAGAACCTGGCTGAGTACCGTGTAAACGTCGAAGCCGACAGCATGGCTGCGATGGATTGGTCTGCCGAGCGTGACAGTGCCACGCAGTTCCTGTCTGGCCTGGGCGCGTTTGTCAGCCAGGTAGCGCCGCTTGGTCAGATGATGCCGCAAGCGGTGCCGTACATGCTGAAACTGCTGCAATGGAGCGTGAGCAAGTTCCGCGTCTCGGCTGACATCGAGGGTGTCTTAGATCAGGCCATCGCACAGATGCAGCAAGCCGGTATGCAGCCGCCGCAGCCAAATCCCATGCAGATTGCCGAGGTCGAAAACAAGAAGGCCCAAGCCGCAGAGCGACAAGCTAACGCGCAGGGCACTAACGTCGATACGCAGGGCAAAGTCTTGCAGATGAACGCGATGATGCGTCAGGCAATGCAGCCCAATCCAAATCTGCCACCAGTAGTAAGCTAGTCATGGATCATTACACGGCGCGCATACAGGCTTTGCGGAAAGAGTTTGGAGGTTTTAACAACCCCAAGCGCACTCCGTCACATCCTAAGAAATCTCACGCCGTTTTGAGCAAGTCAGGAGAACAAATAAAGTTAATCAGGTTTGGACAACAAGGCGTCAGCGGGTCGCCAGCAAAAGAGGGCGAATCTGAAGCCTACAGAAACAGGCGTAAGTCTTTTAAGGCGCGTCACGCATCCAACATTGCCAAGGGCAAAACTTCTGCCGCCTATTGGGCAGACAAAGTGAAGTGGTGAACAAAATGCACGCTAGAATGCAAATCTACGCTGAAATCCTGCGCCAGATCGGGCGTATGCCCAACAACTACAAAGAACCCGACATGGAAGACATGGACGAAATGGAAGAGCCAGAAGGCCACCATTACGAAAGCCCAGAATATGAAGCCGCCGAAGAAAAAGGCGCAAAAATGGTCTTAGGCAAGAAGGCCGAGGAAGTTCGTACCAAGGGCGAAAAGAAAAACAAATAATACAAACTTTTTGAGGAATGTGATGTCTGACAACGGCCCGTATATAGATTTATCACAAGATAAAGAGCGCAATCCCAAATTATCTGTTGGCTATAATTCTAAAAAAAATTGGGGGGCGAAATTTGAAGGATCAAAAAATAATCAATCCGTATCTGGTTATATTCCGTTACCTGTCGGCGAACTTAATGTCGGCGTTAAAAACGGCCTTAACCTGGGTCTCGGTGGGCGTGTTGGTTACAAAGTAAAAACAGATGATTTGATTAACGCTTTGAGAAATAGGTAATGCCATGCCGCGCTATAAATACGACGCAAAGGCCAAAAAGGTCATAGCGATCACCACGGAACAAAAAACTGACCGTAGCAATGGCTGATTCATACGACACTGGGTTTATGGGCGAAGACACGCCGGCTCAAAAGCTGGAGCAGACGCGCGCCATTATTGATGGCTTGCGCCGGTTTAAAGACATACAAAGCAAAAAACTTAGTAGTGGCGACTGGTGGAAAAGTCAGGTTTCTTTAGACACACCAGAAGACCAAGACGCTGTCGATGTTGGCAATGACATTGCTATCGGGTTTACCCCAGGCCTTGGCACACTACAGGCTGGCCGCGACTTTGAACGATCGAGGCGCGAAGGCTCGAAGCTAGGCATGGGATTGTCGGCGCTTGGTATGCTTCCGTTTGTTGGCGGCATGACAAAACTAGTAAAGGGGGCCGGCGCAGGGGCGAAAGCAAAGGCGCTGCGCGGGGCTGACAACCCAGACATGGTTTCTGTTGCGCGCCCCACGCGACCAGGCCGCGCTGAGTATGGCGATCCAGACACCGATATGCTGATGCAAAACACAGACCGCATGCGGATGATGGATGGCCCCACACTATCTACCAGCACACGCATGATCAAAAACCTGCCGTTTATGAAAAACTCTACTGCGTCAGGTCGACAAGCAATTTTAACTGACGCGGTGCAACGCGGCGCGGATAATGCCGAGTATATCGTTAATAAACTTACTTCGCCTGCTGACGTTGCAGAGTCACGCAAATGGTACGCCACCGGCAACAGGTTATCTGGCAAGAGCGCCACAGATGCCGGCATGGACCCAATGGTGGGACATGCGATTACTGCTAATTATTCACCTGGCACTGATTGGAACGTAAATATCGCGCGCCAACAGCGACTAATTGAAATGCTTCGCAATAAATTTGATTTAGGTGAGCCGTCTGCAAGAAGGACGGCGGGAGATTACGCTACAACGCTAATGAACAACCCAAAAAGCTTGTTGCAAGGAAGATATTCGCCAAAAGAAATTAACGACATTCTAGAAACGCCGTTTTTAGATTTAAAAGACGAAGGCAGACAGCTTGTTAAAGTAATGGCAACAGATGCCGCTCAAAACAGGCGTCTTGTGCCGTCTTATGATCCGGCAGGCAACATTATTGACCCTGACTACAGTCCAATTACATGGGGAAGCAGCGCTGATCTAAAAAAGATTGTTGCCATTTTGCGTAACCCCACACGCGAAACAATAGCGGAAAACCTTGGTGGTCTGTCAAAGGTGCCGTCGTTCTACAACAATCTCGCTGCGCCTAAATCTGCCTCTCGCGTTGTTACCAACGACACACATAATATGGGCGCGGTAAATTTCTTACCTGTGGGGCAAAAAGACCTTTTGGTTGGTAGAGGGTTTGGTGCTTTGCCTACGGGCGGTGGAAGAACCCAAGGCGTTGGGGGTCATTACGGAATGTACAATGACGCCATTGGCGAAGCTGCCGATAGGTTAGGGTTTCTTCCAAATGAAACTCAATCAGTTGTATGGGAAACCACCCGTAAAATGTTTGATGGAATTAAATCGCAAAAACTAAAAGACGCTGCTGTCGAGATTTGGCGCAATGAGCCAAACGCAAACAAGGCCCGCGATCAAATCGTTGAGCTAACTAAAGCCGCACGCAAAGAAAAAGATTTAAAGGCAAAATAATGCTTATCACCACTTATCTGAAGGAGCTTGCAACTCCTCTGGAAGCTCAGCCTCAAGTTCCCAGTTCCATTCTTCTGGAACTAGACCAACGTAAATATAATCAATGTAATTTTTTCGATTCATTGGGATGCCGCGAGATGCAAAATATTCCTTAGCTTTCTCAAGCGTGCTTTTATCTTCCATGTCCCACCTGTTGAGAAAAACGGAACATACCATGACACGTTATAAATACGATGAAAAGGCCAAAAAGTTGGTGGAAACCAGCAAAGAGCGCAAGGCTGACCGCACCAAAGGAGATCGTTCTCTTTGGAACGACACGCACTATGACGGCGCGAAAACAACGGGCGGCCAAGACATCGGCAGTCGTAAAAAGCACCGCCAATACATGAAAGACAATAACCTAACGACTAGCGACGACTACACGAACGAATGGAAAGCCGCAGCAAAAGAGCGAGAACGCTACAAAGCAAATGGCGGCACAATCACAAAAGATGACATTCGCAGAGCCATCCACCAGCTAGAAAGTCAAAACAATGGAAAATGAACTGTCACTGCGAGAATCAATTGAAGCAGCGATGCCAGAGGAAGAGGATGCCGTCGAGGCAGTCGTCGACAATACGCCAGCACCAGAGCCAGAGCCTGAACAGAGACAAGAAGCGCAGCCAGAGCGCCCGCAACTGCGTGCTAAAGAAGCCAAGCCTAAAGCTGGAGAGGAAGTCGCCCAGGAAGCCAAGTCTGACAAGACTGTTGGCATCCAGCCTGGCCCCAAGTCCTCCCCCAAGGCCGAAAGTCGCGCACCGGCTTCTTGGCACCCAGAAACCCGTGAGCATTGGGCCGCGCTGCCTGAGTCTGTTCGCACCGAGGTTGCCCGCCGCGAGCGCGAAGTGCAGACCACAATGAAAGAGACTGCCGAGGCGCGTAAATACGCAGAGCAGATAGAGCGCACGATTGCGCCATACCAGATGTTTATCAAAGCCGAGAACTCTAACCCGCTTCAGGCGATTGATAACCTGATGTCCACCGCCGCCCGTTTGCGAACGGGTTCTTCGCAGGATATCGCGCAGTTGGTTTCTGGCCTGGTTAAGCAGTTTGGCGTAGGGCGCTTTGGGCAGAGCTTTATCGAGCAACTAGACAGCGCCTTGGTGGGCGAAATACCTCGCGTAGACGCGCAGCAGCAGCAACTCCAGCAAGCCATGCAACAGCAACTGGCTCCGATTCAACAATTTATGAGCCAGCACCAGAACGCACAGGCGCAAGCGCAGCAGAACGTGACCAGGCAAGCCGAGGGCGAAGTCCTTGATTTCATGGAGAAAGCTGAGTTTGCCGAGGATGTGCGTGAGGATATGGCTGATTTGATGGAAATGGCCCAGCGCCGGGGCCGCGATCTGTCGCTAGGCGACGCTTATCGTCAGGCTTGTGCCGGCAATGAACATGTCAGGTCAGTCCTAGTTGGACGGCAGAAGACGCAAGGCGCTCAGAAGCTCACAGGCGCTGCACAGAAAGCCAGGTCGGCGGCTGTGAGTGTCAGTGGCGCACCGGCAATGGGGACGCCTCAGACCGGCGCGTTAGATGTTAGAAGCGCGATTGAGGCGGCTATTGCAAGTCATAGTCGTTAATGTTAAGTGTGCTATAATAGCTTACGGCACTTTTAAGGTTGTTTTTAAGTAAAGCTGGACGTTTGCCAAACGAAGCACCATCCCTTGCGGAACGCGGCGTTAAGTAAACACCACCAGCCAAGTCTGTTAACAATTAAAATTGTGTTGTAAGAACGTGCAGCGAATAATGCCACGGAGAGCCAAAGCTCCCACCGTTGTATCGTCGCGGTCACTGTGCCATCGGGCCTAGCTCGAACATGAGGCGACCACATTAGTTCCGCTGCAAGGAACGAACGTGTGTCACGCGAAACAAGCTCTGTTTCGTGAACCCTTACCTCATGGAGAATTCAAATGGCTTTCCCGAATACCACAGACATTGTGGCAACTACGATTCAGTCTCGTAGTCGCGCTATTGCCGACAACGTGACCAAGAACAACGCCCTGCTTGCCAAGCTCAACATGCGCGGCAACATCAAGCCGATCTCGGGCGGTAACGTCATCCTGCAAGAACTGAGCTACGCGCAAAACTCCAACGGTGGGTTTTACAGCGGCTATGACTTGCTGCCCGTTGCGGCGGCTGATGTCATCAGCGCGGCTGAGTTCAACATCAAGCAGCTTGCTTGCCCCGTTGTGATCTCTGGCCTCGAAATGCTCCAGAACAGCGGCAAAGAACAGTTCATCGACTTGCTCGAAGGCCGCATTAATGTAGCCGAAAGCACGATGTCGAACCTCCTGGCGCAGTCGATCTACTCCGACGGCACCGGCTCTGGAGGAAAGGAGATTTCGGGTTTGAACACGGCAGTTCCTTCCGACCCGACCACAGGCACGTACGGTGGAATCAACCGCGCCACTTGGACGTTCTGGCGCTCACAACTATATGACTTCAGCACACAGTCGGTCACGCCGTCTGCGACAACCATTCAAGCCGCGATGAACTCCATGTGGGCCAGCCAGGTTCGTGGTTCTGATCGTCCTGACCTGATTGTCTCGGATAGCATCTACTGGACCTACTTCATGACCTCGCTCCAGGCCATTCAGCGTTTCACGACGCCTGAGACTGGCTCGCTTGGTTTCCCGACGATTAAATTTATGGATGCAGACGTTGTTCTGGACGGCGGCATCGGCGGCTACATCGGCTCTTCGCTGATGTTCTCGCTGAACACCAAATACCTCTTCCTGCGCCCGCATAAGGACAGGAATATGGTCGCTCTCAGCCCGAACAAGCGTTACTCGGTGAACCAGGACGCGGAGGTCCAAATCCTTGGTTGGGCCGGCAATTTAACCAGCTCTGGCGCTCAGTTCCAGGGTCGCATTCAAGCCTAAGTAGCCGTGGTGGCTCACCTCGCCTTGGCGGGCTTGGTGAGTCCCATGACCGCCAAGGCATTTTTTAACTAGGAGAGATCAAAATGGCTCAAGCAACAATCGGCATTAGTGCCGCTCAGGTTACTGCTTCTACTGGTACTGCTGAGTTTCGTCTCG